CGTATACAACAGCACAAGCACAGCGCCAACAAGCGCTCTCAGATCTGGAGCAAGTTGAAGAAGCATCCTTTATTTCGCCCGAAGCAATGAGGACGATGGATAACAGCTTGATGTGATTATCACAACTATTAGTCATTTCCCTATCTTACGAACTATTTATTTTTGATAAGTCATCAGATTTGGAGTTAATTCTATGTCTTCACTATTAGAAGAAGCGATTGTAGACGCTAAAGCCCTCAAGGAAGCCGCCCTTAAAAACGCAGAGAATGCCGTTTTAGAGAAGTATTCCGCGGAAGTAAAAGGCGCCCTTACTACACTTTTAGAGCAGGACGAACTAGGACTTGGTCTGGAAGAATCCGAAGAGGATGGCGCCGACGCTACCTTTACCGAAGACGTTCCCTACGCATTTCAAAACGAAGAACTCGAAGGCGCAGCCACCGAAGAACTGATCGAGATCGACTTTGATGCGCTTAAGGAGCGCATCGACGCAGAAGGAGCCGACTTGACCCCAGCAGACTTGATACCTGCGACTGAAGCTGCAATGGACCTTGCTGAGGTCGCTGTGTCAGTGAATCCCGACGACGATGCCGCCACCGTGGAAGATCCAAACGAACCCGGTCCCATCGACGCTGCCGACTTGCGCGGAGATGCCAAAACAGGATTAGAAGAAGATGAAGATATCGCCCTCACCGAAGAACTGTTATCCTCTTTGGTTGAAGAGCTAGTGGTAGATATGGTTGCGCGCCCCCAAGGCTGGTCCGCTGAGGGGTCTGCTTATAATAGTGTCGTCCAAGCTAATGACGAGGCTATGGAGGAAGCAGCAGCCGCCCATCTCGAAGAAGAAGAGATCGAAGAGACCGTACATACCGCCCCCGATGTGGTATCGGATGCTGGGCTCTATGAATCTAAGATCTCTGACCTTAATGAATCAACAAGAGAGCTTCGTGCTCTTTTAATTGAATCCAAGGATCAACTCACAAGGTTGAACTTGGAAAACGCCAAACTTGTTTATCAAAACAAGGCACTAAGCAGCGCCTCCCTGAATGAGCGACAAAAAAGTAATATTGTCGAAGCTGTTCAATCTGCCAATTCTGTTGAAGAAGCGAACATAATCTATGAAACAATTCAAAACGCAGTGAGTGGAACGTCGGCTGATCCCCGTCGCCCCGAAACACTTCGTGAAGCCGTTCAAAGACCTGTATCGCTTTTGCTCAACTCTAAGAAAAACAACCCGGCAACAAAAGATCCTAAAATGGATCGAATGCTGCATTTAGCAGGTTTAACAAAACAATAATAATACTAGGAGGTTATATTAATGTCTATTGTACAGAAATTGACCGAAGGTATCGTTAATCGCGACCTTTCTGCGGAAGGCTCTGCTCTCATTTCTAAGTGGGAGAACACAGGTCTTCTTGAGGGTCTCGGTGATGATACGGTTCGGAACGGTATGGCCCGTTTGCTTGAGAATCAGGCAAAAGAGCTTCTCCGTGAGTCTTCGTCCATGGCGGGCGGAGACGTTGAGGGTTTTGCGGCTGTCGCATTCCCCCTCGTTCGCCGTGTATTCGGCAACCTGATCGCCAACGAACTCGTTAGCGTTCAACCGATGAGTCTACCCAGTGGTCTCATCTTCTTCCTGGACTTCACCACATCTACAAGTGGTCCGGGTCTCCCCCGAGTCGGTTACGGCTTGGCGGGCGAGGAGCAGTCGCTCTATGGTGGCGGACGAATTGGTTCGGAACTCACCGGCGGTGTGCTGCTCACAGGGCAGAACGCAGAAGCTGGTCCGTACGCACTCAATAACGGTTACTCGTCTCCGACCAGTTCAGCTGCCGTGTCACTGACAATTGTTGCTTCGGGTACTGTGGGTGTTCCGTCTTCTTGGACCGGCGCCAGTGGTACCGGTCGTACTGCAGCACAGTCTGCAGCTGATGGAGATCGCCTCGTCGACTTCGATCCGGATCTGTCGGGTTCGTATGTCGCTGTGGCACAGTGCGCCGCGAGTGATATCTCGCCGAGCACTGATCAGTGGAACGCTGAAGACTTTGTTACCATTACACTGTGGGACGGCGCCATCGGCACCGCTCCTCTGTCGAGCGCTCGCCAGGTGCGACGCCTGACACGTGAGGATTTCCGTGATTCCACGCAGATTCTTTTTGTGATGGATACAAGCACAACCGGCTCTGCCGACGCGTCTTCGATCGCGCTCGCTGCATGCGATACCGCATCGTTCACAATCACAGACGATTTCCAGTCTGGTGGTGCTCTTGGTAGTGTCATCGGTGATCCTCTGTGGGGCTTGGAGAATGAGGCTAACATCCCCGAGATCGACATCAAGGTCGACTCTGTGGCTGTTACAGCTATCACCAAGAAGCTCAAGGCTAAGTGGACTCCGGAGTTAGGACAAGATCTTAACGCCTACCACAACCTTGACGCAGAGGTTGAGCTTACACAGATCCTCTCGGAGCAGATTGCTCTTGAGATCGATCGCGAGATCCTTGAGGACCTCGTCCGCGGTGCCACTGCTGGTACCCGCTTTTGGTCACGCGCTCCAGGTCGTTTCCTGAACCGCGAGACCGGTGCCGAAATCGGTGCCAGTGGTACTCCTGACTTCACGGGTAACGTGAGTGAGTGGTACGAGACTCTTGTTGAAACTATCAACGATGTCTCTGCACAGATCCACCGCAAGACTCTCCGCGGTGCTGCCAACTTTGTCGTTTGTTCGCCTGAAGTTGCCAACATCCTTGAGTTCACTGCTGGCTTCCGTGCCAATGTGACTGCCGATAGTGACCGCGGCGACGCGGGTGCTATTAAGGTTGGTTCGCTTTCGAAGAAGTTCGACATTATGGTCGATCCTTACTTCCCACGTCAGCTTGTCCTTGTTGGACGACGTGGAAGTAGTTTCCTTGAGAGTGGTTATGTGTATGCACCTTATGTGCCGCTGCAGACCACCCCGACGATCTTCGGCGTTGAAGACTTCGTGCCTCGCAAGGGCGTGATGACTCGATATGCCAAGAAGATGGTTCGTCCTGACATGTACGGATTGGTTGTCGTTCGCGACTTAGTCTAGACATACTTGACGTAAGGTCAAAATAGTGAAAGCCCCGTCTCTTTTGAGGCGGGGCTTTCTATTTAGTATTAGATTATAAGAGAGACATCCATGGCAATTCCAAATTTAAATCCGCGCTCAACAACCAATTCGAATGTTTTAACAGCAACTGGGTCTGCATCCATGGTGGCAGTAACCCTCCCATTCGGTATATATGCCGGGTCGGATGCTTTCCTATCCGGCGCCTCCGACCAAGTGGCATATACCTATAAGAAGCTTGGAGGAGATGTTCTGGATATTGAATTGGCCGAGGGTAGTGTTTACGCTGCTTATGAGGAAGCCGTTTTAGAATATTCCTATATTGTTAATATTCATCAGAGTAAGAATTCGTTATCTAATTTGTTAGGAGCACAGACTGCATCTTTTGACCAGGACGGTCAAATCGTTAGCGGCGACGATCTTGAAGGAATAGATGTTAGCCTTAAATATCCTAGGTTTGATTATGGCTTCGCCCGCCGCGTTTCTGATAGAACCATCACGGAAGTTGGACTCGGAGGCACGCTACCAATTTATTCGGGATCTATCGATCGGGTGTCTCAGCAACAAGATTATGATTTGCAGACACTCCTTTCGGCATCTTCGGCTTTAACTCCGTCACTTCCTTACTATGATCAAATTAAGGATAAAAGGGTAATAATCCGGAAAGTATTCTTTAAGACCCCCCGAGCAATGTGGCGATTTTATGGATATTATGGCGGATTTTCAGTTGTCGGCAATATGAGGACGTATGGACAGTATGCTGATGACTCTACCTTTGAAATTGTTCCAACATGGCAAAACAAACTCCAAGCCATGGCATACGAAGATGCCTTGTGGACTCGAATTTCGCATTATTCATATGAATTAAAAGATAATAATTTAAGGATTTTCCCCCGTCCCGATGATACAAGCCCTAAAAAGATTTGGGTTGAGTTTACGATCGATCAACAATATGCGCCATGGGAAGAAGGCGCAGGACAGCCAAAATCCGGTATCGATGGTATCAATAATATGAATACGTTGCCGTTCCAGAATATTCCGTATGAAAATATCAATGCAATTGGCAAGCAATGGATTCGGCGATTCGCACTTGCCCTCACGAAGGAAATCTTAGGACAAGTGCGCGGAAAGTTCTCAACTGTTCCCATTCCTGGTGAGAGTGTAACCTTAAATGCATCAGATTTGCTTTCGCAATCAAAATCAGAGCAAGATGCTCTAAGAGAAGAACTGAAAACTACTCTGGATGAGCTTACATACGCAGAAATGGCCACGGTTGACTCTACGTTGCAAGATTCTACTGCCAAGGTCCTCCAAAACGTGCCTGCCGGCATCTTTGTGGGGTAGATCATGGCTCGAAGCAAGAAATCGCAGGCTCAAATTGAAGATAAAGCGCGCAAAGATCGCTTTGATTACGTCGGTAACAAGGGCGTAGAAGAAAAACTTCAAGAAATAGAGATTATGCCATCATCTCTGGAGACAATTGATGGCGCGATGCTTCGGTTTATCGATGAAGACTTAAATTTATCAGTCACCACCAATGACGGGTTCAAGAAGGTTCCCGTTTTGTGGGTCACAGCCGAGCGCGCTTATCAAATTAAGCACAATAAGGACTTGAGAGACAATTCAGAGCTTTTAGTGTTGCCTCTTATCTCCATTAACCGTGCTTCTGTGAATAAAGACCCGACTCGGAAAGGTACAATATATGCAAACCTGTACCCCGAGCCCGATGCTAAAGGGGGCACCATTACGGTTGCACGTCAGATCAACCAGAAGAAGACAGCAGAATTTCAGAATGCTTATGCAAAAAGAAAATATGGTCCTGATAAAAGTGTTAGCGGGAAGATGGCGAATTCTAACAAGCGGAACATGTCTGCTCAAAGGACCGTATATGAGACCATCACGATCCCTATCCCAACATGGGTAACAGTAAATTATGAGATAACAGTTCGTACAGAATACCAACAACAACTCAATGAGCTTATTCGTCCCTTCATAACGATCCCAGGTAATTCTCGGATGCCAAAGAGGATTAGTTACGAGAATCATTATTATGAAGTTTTCATCGATGGTAATTTTGGCAATACTTCGAACAAAGCCTCTTTAGGGATGGACCGTCGAAATTATGAAAATACAATAAATATTGAAGTACTCGGCTATCTTATAGGAGAGGGCGAAAACCAGGAAAAACCGGTCATTGTCCGACGTGAAAACGCGGTCGAGTTTAAACTTTCGCGAGAAAAGGTAATTTTTGGAGATATCCCGGAGAATATTAAAGGCGGATTTTATAGAGATTAGTTTCTATTAGGATCAACCAATACTATTTAATAACGATATCCCAGGTTTAGGAGATAAAACGAATGTCAGTAAAAAATTATAGATTTGTATCACCCGGAGTTTTTATCAACGAAATTGATAATTCTCAAATGCCAGCCTCTCCAGCAGGAATAGGACCGGTTGTTATAGGTCGTGCAGAAAAAGGACCAGCCTTGCGTCCCACTACGGTTAACTCATTTTCCGAGTTTGTCAATGTATTTGGTGCTCCAATTCCCGGAGCCCTCAATGGAGATGTTTGGCGCCTAGGCGCGAATGTTTCCGCTCCTACATATGGAGCCTATGCTGCACAAGCTTATCTTCGTAATAGTTCTCCCTTAACCTATATTCGTCTTCTTGGAAATGAAGACTCGTCCGCCGCAGCCGCTGGTAAAGCCGGCTGGAGCGGCGGTGACGATGGTAAGGCGTGGGGACTTGTGGTGTTTGAATCTGCAGGAGCACTCTCTCTTACTGGCGCGCTTGCTGCTGTATTCTATACCACGGATGCTTCCACTTACCTTCAGCTGTCTGGCACCTTGGTTACGACAGCCGGTGTAAGTGTTAGCGGTTCGGATGTTGCTACTACGGGTTCTAACGTGGTCGTCGTTGACAGCGGAAATCCGTATGAGTTCAAGATGATTGTCAACAATGCCAACTCGGCGGGAACTAATAAGACCACTAGTTTCAACTTTAGTGTAAATGACTCAAAGTATATTCGAAAGGTGTTTAATACAACCCCCCAGCGTACTAATAGTACGATTATGACGTCGACTGATAACTATTTCTTGGGAGAGACGTTTGATCGCCACTTAAAGGCGAATATCACAGATCCTGGCGGCAGCACATACGCTGCGATCGTCAATCTTGCCAACTCTGGCAATGATGCCGATAATTTTAGGAGCCCTGTCCAAAGCGCTCAGTCCCCGGCTATTATTGGTTGCGATGTTCTTCAACGCGCTGCGGCATCAAACTCTTTTAGTGTTCTCGATATGCCCACTCTGTTCACAGTTCACGCTCTTAACCAGCCCGGAGACTGGACCAATAGAAACCTTAAGGTCTCTATCCAGGACATCAAGATATCGACCAATGAATCAAGTGATTACGGCTCATTTTCTCTGGTTGTTCGTAAGCTCGACGATTCAGACAACGTGGTTAAGATCATTGAACAGTTCAATGATCTGTCCCTGAACCCAGAGTCGTTGAATTACATCGCCCGCAAAATTGGTGATAAGCATACTACATGGAACTCAACAGAACGCCGCTACATCCAACAGGGTGACTATAACAATGTTTCCCAGTACATCCGCGTGGCCGTTAATGAAGATACGGTTGGTGAAAATGCTAGTTTGCTTCCCTTTGGCTTTAGGGGGATTGTGAAGTATGAGGACGATACCGTCCTTGCATCTACTTCTGCTGGAAACTGGGTCACCGGTTCAGCCCTCCACGTAGAAGCCCGTCCCGTGAGCATCTCGGGCGCCGCTCTAATCACCGATGGTGTTTTCGTTGTCTCGGGATCACAACTCAGTGCTTCAGTACTTTATCCCGCACCCGAACTGCGCGTCAGCGCTGCATCCGGTAACCTTAATAACGCGACCGATGCATACTTTGGGTTCCAGGCTAGCCGCACCGCCGGCGGAACCGTCTTTGACCAGTCTAATATCGATTTGCTCCGCCCCCGCGGACAAATGGTTGGCGACATGTTCGCCGGCGCCTCTACTGGAGTCAGGGAACTCTCGATGTATTTCACTCTGGATGACATCAGTGGTTCCGCGGGTACTTGGGTCTCTGGTTCGCATGCCGATGGCACCGCCTTGGTGAATGTTAACGGTGCTGTTTCTGGCGTCCTCGACGCTGGCTTCGACCGCTTTACGGTACCCCTCTACGGTGGTTTCGATGGCTTAGATATTACCGAGCTTGATCCCTTCCGTAATAGTCAGTGGGATGGCACTACGCCTACCGACACGACGAGCTACACCTTTAACTCGATTCGACAGTCTATCGACTCTACAGCAGATCCTGAGGTGGTTGAGATGAATCTCGCATCCATCCCGGGCATTAAGCAGAGCGGTCTTACGAACCAGTTGATTAACGTGTGTGAAGACCGCGCAGATGCTCTGGCAGTTGTTGATCTTGAGGGTGGTTTCAAGCCCCGAGCCGAGGGCACCGCCGTCGTACGCAATAACACCGCTAGCGAAATTAGCAGTGTTATTAACAGCCTACGATCCCGAGCGATCAATAGCTCTTACGCTTGTGCTTTCTTCCCATGGCTCCGTGCTCGCGACACCATTAACGGCTCGTCCGTCTGGTTGCCACCTTCTGTTGCTGCTTTGGGAACGTTCTCAAGTTCGCAGAAGAAGACCCAGGTCTGGTTCGCGCCGGCTGGCTTCAACCGCGGTGGACTCACTGAGGGTGCAGCTGGTATTCCTATTACGGATGTTTCACATCAGCTCCGCCGCGTCGACCGGGATGATCTGTATGCAGCCAATATCAACCCCATTGCTAAGTTCCCCGCAGAAGGGATTGTAATCTTCGGTCAGAAGACCCTTCAGGTTACACCATCAGCATTGGATCGCATTAATGTCCGACGTCTTATGATCTTTGTTAAGAAGCGTATTTCGCAAGTTGCCTCGCGTCTTCTCTTCGATCCTAACGTTCAGACAACTTGGAATCGGTTTATCTCAGCAGTTACACCGATTCTTGCTGACATCAAGACAAACTTCGGTCTCTCTGATTATAAACTTGTTCTTGATGACACAACGACAACTCCGGATTTGATTGATAGAAACATAATGTATGCGCGTATATTCCTGAAGCCCACACGAGCTATTGAATTTATCGCAATTGATTTTAATATCACAAGAACAGGAGCGTCATTTGACGATTAATAAAGTGGGAGGTTTTTACCTCCCACACTATTTAACTTTAGAACTTATAAGGAGTATATAAACAATGCCATTCTGGACAAGCGCTTTATCAGAACCAAAACGCGCACATAGATTTATCTTAGACATCCCGGGGCTTGTAAGTCCCAGCAGCGAGTTCACGTACGCTAAATATCTTGCCAAGTCGGTCACGAAGCCAGCTTATACGGTGGGCGAAGCTCCCCATAAGTTTTTGGGAAATACCTATTACTATCCCGGCTCTGTTGAATGGCAAACCGTCAACGCTGTGATCGTTAACGCCATCAACCCTGACGGCAATGCTCTCCTTATGAACGCCCTTACTGATATGGGCTACTTGCGACCGGATTTCCAGGAAGACGTCATTAACAGCAATCAGGCGCCTGGTACAGTTAATAAGAAAGACGCACTCACCGCTCTTGGTCTCGTGAACATTCAGGAACTCAATGGCGAAGGTGGCAATGTTGGTGAATGGCAATTGATTAATGCATTTGTAACTAATGCAACCTTTGGCGATCTAAACTACGACAATGATACAGAATTACTTAATGTTTCGGTCACAATGCGGTATGATTATGCCATATACACTCCCGGACCTGCGATTTCATTTTCTGCCGATCCGTGATAAGAAAGAAGGTAATTAATGGCTCGCAAAAAGAATTCAGAGCGACTTACACCACCACGCCCCGAGGATAACAGCCCCCCACCACCCACCATGACTACGGGTGGAGATATTTTTTCATTTGTAACACCAACAGAATTTGTTGATCTCCCCAGTAAAGGTAGATTTTACACAGAAGACAGTCCCCTGGCAGGCGTAGAGTCTGTGGAACTCCGTCACATGACGGCAAAAGAAGAAGACATTTTAACAAGTGAAGCATTGCTGAAAAAGGGCATCGCCTTAGATAGAATGCTCCAGGCGCTCTTGGTTGATCAGGGATTAAATCTGGATGACTTCTTAATTGGAGATAAAAACGCGCTCGTCATCGGCGCTCGCATCACAGGGTTTGGTGCTGATTATGCTACGAGTTTGACTTGCCCCAACTGCAATGAGGTAAACGACACAACATTCGATCTGCATGCGTTAAGCCTCCATTGTGCAGACTCAATCCCCGAGGACATCGAGGCAACACCCGCGGGCACATTTAAATTTAAACTTCCCACCACTGCCGTCGTCTTAGAGGTGCGACTTTTAACTGCCGGCATCGAGAAGCAATTGTCTGCCGCTGCAGAAAGAAAGAAGAAAATGAATCTTCCTGATAGTCGCAGCACCGATCTACTGAAAGCTGTCATCGTTTCAGTGAATGGTGTAGTAGATCCTGGCATGGTGGCACAATTTGTAGATCTAATGCCATCAATGGATTCCCGCTTCCTACGTCGCATTTATGAGAAGATCAAGCCCGACGTCGACCTCAATCACGAGTTTACCTGCGATCGCTGCTCCTACGCCGGGAAGGTGGTAATGCCGCTCACGGCAGACTTTTTTTGGCCTAGCGACTGATTATCAAGCTTCGGTATACGAAGAGCTCTTTATTCTGAAGCATCATGGCGGCTGGTCATTTTTCGAGGCATATAACTTGCCCATTCAGCTGCGACATTGGTTTGTAGAAAGACTAATTAAAGAGTACGAAGAAGAAAATAAACAAATCGAAGAAGCGATGAAGGGTTGAACCGACGCCTTTTTGCGCCAGCGACTATTTATTTAATGAGGGCTCATAAATGATAAAAAAGAAGATTCATCTGAACTTGAATATGAAGAATAATGCGATTCTCACAGAGGACGTTTATAGCGATTTTTCAAATGATGTATATTTTTTAATGCAAAGTTTGTATAGCGGGCGCGCTCCCAGCTTAAATGTTTCAATGGGCGGCAATCCTTCACAAATAACTTCTTTTTTTACCGCCCTCCAACGTGAAAAGCGTTATATGGACTCTTTTGTAAAGCATGGTCTCAATGATGCACAGACACTAAACTCAAAATACCAGCTCGATGATGCCGTAAGAAAATTCGAATTCGAAACCGGCATCCGCTGGCCATTTGCCAACTAGGGGGGTTTATAAATGGCGTCCGAGGCACAACTCCTACAAGAAATTTTAGATGAATTAAAAAAGCGCGCCAAATCTCCTGGAGGTAAAAAGTCAGGGGATAAGAAATCCGGAAAACCCTCAACCGGTACAGCGCAATCCTCCGGCGAAGAAAGAGAGGCTTTGGAGCAAACCACCAAAGCCGCGACAGAGAACGAGAAGGTCTTCGGCGATGCTCGGCTTGCTCAGGATGCCTACGCGCGCTCAGTGCAGACAGCCAATGATGCGTTGGGTGAACAAAAAAAGGCCCTGGACTTCCTTCGACAGGAACTTAAAGAGATTGATGTAATCTATAACGATTTTACTGAAAGTACATCAAAAGCTTTTGCCAAAGAACTTAAGGAACAGGAAATCCGCGTCCAGGATGCCGAGGTCGCTCTGGCATCGAAGCGCAAGGAGATGTACAGGAACAAAGCGACCGACAAGGAGGTCGCCGAGGGGACCAAAGAACTCCGTGACCAGTTAATACTATTAAAGCACGATGTCAAGTTAACAACCAGGGCCCTCGCGGGTGAAAAAGGACTGACCGAACAGCTTGAACACCTCGGACAAAAGACGCTCGGCTTGGGTTTGAAGAGCGGCGGGGCGGTAGAAACCATGATGAATTTGAAAAAGCAATTCCTCACGATGAAGGGAACAGCCACAGGTCCCGGCGGCTTATCAAAAGCAATGGGGTTGGTTTCTAAATCACTCGGCGCTGCAGGATTCTTAAAGGTCGCCGAGTTGGCAATTGGTGGCACAATGAAGCTCATCACCGCACAAGATGAAGCAATCTCTTCTTTCCGCAAAGCAACAGGAGCCAGCACAAAGTATAATCTAGAGATTGCTCAAACTGAACGTCGCAATGTCGTCGCCGGCGTATCAGCAGCAGATGCCGGCAAAGCTTTCCAGGCTCTCTATTCCAGTTTCTCTCAGTTTACAGAACTAAGCAGCGCCAACCGCGCGCTCCTTGTCGACACAGCAGTCCTGTACGAGAAGCTAGGTGTTTCCGCCGGTACTGCTGGGAAGATCTTTGATCAACTATCCCGTTCTCTTGGACAAGGACCGAGATCTATTCAAGCCACGATGTTGCGGATTGGTGGTGCTGCAGCCTCTCTCGAAGTTCCCATGGACAAGATGGCCTCCGACTTTGAAGGCGCCTTTGGAGAACTCAGTAAGTACGGCGCCCAGGCAATAGATGTCTTTGAAGACTTAGCCAAGCAAGCAAAAGCAACAGGTATTGCCGTCGGCAAACTTATGTCAATAGCCAAACAATTCGATACATTCGAGGGTGCCGCAACCTCTGTTGGCAAGTTGAATGCAATCTTGGGTGGTCCATATCTCAACTCAATTGATATGTTGAACGCCAAGGAAGGTGAACGGCTGCAGATGATCCGCGATACTGTCGACGCCTCAGGCATGCAATTTGATGCAATGAATCGATTTGAAAAACAAGCAATTGCCTCTGCACTTGGTATGAGTGTCGACGAGGCATCCAGAATCATGAAGATGTCGACAGCTGAATATGAGTTGCAGGCACAGACTCAAAAGGAACTAGAAGAGCAGGCACGTTCTACCCAAAAGATGGTGGATCAATTAAAATCCGCTTTCGCTGCACTTGCCGCAGATCTTCGTCCGTTTGTTGAACAGACTCTGGTACCGATGATTAAAGTATTTGCTACCTTTGCCGGTTGGCTCGGGAAAGCAATCAATATGCTTCCTCATTTTGCCACTGCTGGGCTCATGGCGGCAGGCGTAGCGGCTATGATTGCTGCTCCGTTTACGGGCGGCGCTAGCGTCGCGATGTGGGCAGGCATTGCCGGCACCCTCGGCGCTGCAACTTTTGGCCTCGCAAGCTCCGGGACTAAAAAAGTTAATGACGCTATTTTCAAGGATGGAAAAGTAACTGAAATACACAAGGACGATGCCGCCCTGGTCGGCAAAGACGGAGGTCCCCTTTTTGGAGATTTCACCTCGTCTCCTAGGTCCCCACGGTTAGGAGCCTCAATCCCTTCCCGGGCACGAGGTGGTGCCTCAGGCGGGGCAAGCAGCGCTGATACTAACCAGCTTTTAGTTGAGTTGATCGAAGCAACCAAGGCTGGCAGAAACGTAAATGTTGAGTTATCCGCCGGAACTCAATTTGCAACCCAAGTGACACAAAACGGACTTCAGAATGGCGGAGGTCCCACCCCATATTATAAGAACAACATGGCTTAAGGAGTATCGGAAATCATGAGCACCAATATCCCCGGAACCACCAACGCATATCCAGCATTGCGAACAAATGAGTTCTTTACAATATCAATCCAGCACATCCCCACCGGTGAGATGGTGGAGTTTGAAGGTTGGGTGACTACATTTTCGGATAACTACACTTCACAATGGAATGAGACTCAGGTATATGGCAGAATGGATCCTCTCTCTACTTTCCAGGGTACGCGCCGTAGCATCTCGTTGGGATTCGACGTTGTTAACGATTCTTTAGAACACGGACAGGAGAACTTGCAAAAGATTGCCAAATTTATGAAATTCTTATATCCTGTATATAGTAACAAAACCCCATCGATCCAGAACGTGCTTCAGGGCGCTCCACTTTTGTCAATTAAGTGGACGAATTTGATTTCTAATGCAAATGGTTCCCGCCTCGTTGGCTATATTAATGGCGGTCTGTCATATCAGCCCGACATGGGTGAGGGTGGGTTTATGACACCGTCGATACCTGAGAACCGTAGCCTCTCCTTTAGGAACCGGAACCCAATAGCGGGCATAAAGAATTATATTCCCAAAAAAGTAAGTTTGAATTTTAGTTTTACCGTTTTGCATACACACTTGGTAGGCTGGGCACCCAGTTTTACACCTACCGCGACCCTGAGAGCGATGGGATTCAATTCATCATTTGTTTTTGGAGGCAAAAAGGAGATTCAAAACAGTTTTCCATTCGTTGACGCTGGATTTGAGGAACCTGCAACTTTGGCTGAGTCTCCCGACACCAATTCCGCTAGCGATCCCGCAGGATCCCCCGGGGCTGATCCTGATTCCATAGCCCAGCAAGCAGCCAACGCGGGGGAATCCGATGCTCAGCGCGCTCTCACGCTTCAGCGTGATGCCGAACGGCGCCTGGCCAACGCCCCAGATAACGCAGCAGACATTGGGCAACTTAACCGGGCCTTTTCTGATGCATCACAAGTCGTTGTCGACCAGAGCTACTCCGGTCCGGACGGCGAGATCATCGACGAGTAATAGGAACTACAACACATGGGAAATAGATACGACAACCGCATAATCTTTAAAAACGAAGACGAATCTTACCGGGATATCTTGGAAGAACGTGGAGTTCCCTTTATCCGATATTATGGAACATCCAGAATGTTGGCACCCAACGCGCGCCAGCGCAGCGACTTAACAAGAATCCGCCATGTATGGTCAGTAGGGGATAGGTTTTATAAGTTGGCAATTCGCTATTATGACGACCCCCAGTATTGGTGGGTGATTGCATTATATAACCAACTTCCAACCGAAGCCAGCGTACGTATTGGCGATGTGGTTATTATACCACTTCCCCTTAACAACGTCCTTCGCGTCACCAAGAGTTAGAAAGATGGGTTTGTACAATGAGCTCTAACACCTACAATCTTAACGATGCTATAGAGAACTGGCATGGCGTAGTCGAGATCCTGACAAAGGAACTGATATTTAAAGATATTATAAATATATTTAATGATGCTCATGACGATCGGGATCTCAATGATGACTTAAATAACATTGACACCAACAAGGAGGTCCTTCAAGAGCTGATGAAGGTGCCCGTTTTCTTTCCAGATTCTAAAGGAACCGGCGACGAGCAGTTCTACGTTTTTAAAGATGCCGGCGCGATTGAAACTGCCGCAAAACTGCACGGAGGGTTTTATGCAGAGAATTCTTCAGATTTCAAGAAGGCGATAAAAAAGCTCGACAATCGCCAGATACTTAATTTGAAATACGCGATCGCGTCCGAAGGGATCGAGAGCCTCACCAAGCTACAATATGTAAAAGATATTCAATTATTGGCAATTGCATATCGAAACAGTTTGGCAGGATCCTCGGGTCAGTTGCGACCAGTTGATCTCCAGCGCGTCCTCGGCGACGATGAATCCAATCCTGTAGTACTGAGGCTCGTTAGCGAGACCAAGGAAGTTCTCATCGCCACGGGCCCCCTCAACGCTCCTCGCTTTGAAGATGTAGTTGGTGTCGACTACTCGAAAGTTCTTATCCGCACTAGCGCCACGAGCCAACCGATCCAGAACGACGTATATAAGGCTTTGTCTGATATGCATGTGGCGACATTTAAGAACCACCCTAGATATAAAGAATTATACCAAGAAGTGCTTAACACGCTCGCCAAGAATCTCAAGGGGGTGCAGGTAGAGAGCGAGGTCTTAGACGCCGTCTCACCCTCATCGGTTGGATATGGCACTATAGACAAAGCTGCCGAGATCAGCGAACTAAAAAAGATCAAGATCAAACCCTTTGATTATCAATGTTTCTTAATGGAAAACATAGATACCCTATCAGCCTATCAAGAAAGAAACGCAGATTACCAGCACATCGTGCCCCTCTCCGGCGACCCGGGTACCACTATCTCTAAAATACAGCACGGTGCTAAAACATCTGCTGTTAGGCAGTTATTAAATTTGTCCCCGCATGTTCAGGCGCTGCTGGTTCCACATATTAAAATTTATCGAGTCGATTATGATAAAACAAATCCAACTCGTATCATAAGGCAACAGGAGTTGGAGATTCCCAACTTCATAGATCCAGAGGAAATTTCTGGAATGTTGCGATCAGGCGGAGGTCGCTTCTCTGGGTACGGATTAAAGAGCTTTACATGGAGCCTTGACGGTATGCAGCCTGAAACTGTAGAGAATAACATTTCTGCTAATTTGACATTTTACTTTCAGAGTGTACAGGATCTATTCCAGGGCTCCATGGCCGCCGGACGCAGTAAACCAAGTCCCCTTGACCTATTGATATCACCCCCATCGTTTAAGAAAATTCGGGATGAGGCAGGATGCGATCCCCGGGATGCTAATGCCAACAGTGCTACAAACGTTGATGATATTAAATCCCAGTTTTCGCAAGGCGCACATGCTGGAGAAACCTACCGCATAAAAGTGGTTGCCGGGTGGTCGACCCCGCCTAATCTAGAGGATCTTTTGGCTCCGGATAGTGGCATCGAGCTTAAGGACATTCAAAAATTACGTAGGGCTTTACGCTCGACACGTATTTCATTGTTTTTACAACAGACGCGTCATAATCTGCAGTTTAAGCAGGATGGGTCAATAGAACTTTCAATCGAGTATAAAGCAGCGTTGACTGGAATCTTGGTATCCCCCCAGGCAGATATCTTGGGTGGACATGGTGCCCGCCTGAAACGTTGGAATAAGAATTGGGAGTGTATGAAGCCGAAAGAAAAAAAAGAACTCTTAGCAGAGAAGAAAAAGATTGAAAACGAGGATAGGCTAAAAAAGTATAAGAGATTTTTAAACCCCCTCTATGGAAGAAATGATCATGGGCAGCCTATACCTGGATTTATAAAGATGCAAACCCTTGAGGTCAACCCTGCGGAGCTTATGCTGGAACGCCTAGGAGAGATAGACGACGAAAAACGCAGAGCTGCTGAAGCCAGACGTAAAATGTCAGCTAGCACGGCTGAAAGAGGATATAGATTATTGGATCCTAAAGAAACTCTTACACCCAATCAAAGTAAACCAGGTGCTCAAGGCAAGGATATGCTTCAGTTTGTAAACGAGTCTATTAATACAGGGGAGCCTATTGACACAGAGGCTATGGATAGCAGTTTTGATTCAAGTTGGATGCAGCATGGAGAAGGCGCCCTAGGGCACGAAAATATTTATATTCCTTTTTTCTATTTGGGCGATTTGATTGATTCCATCCTGGGGCGAAATCAGAGCATCTTTGACCCTGATGGTGATGGGGTGCTAGATTATATGACGTTCTTTGGGGAGATTGATATTATCAATCCTCTGTTGCTATTCCAGGCTTCAAACCCGCGGCAGTTAGCTGCAGCAGATAATATCAATGAAGCGGCTCTCATACAAGATCTCAGCGACGCGGGCTATGACTTTACTTGGGATGGTAATGGTGCAATCAAGAGGCGTATTAATATCGGTAGTATTCCAATATCACTAGATGTTTTCAATGTATGGTTTAAGGATAACGTGGTCAAACCAGGCAAGGATACATATTTTTTGATACGATTTTTAAAAGATATGTGCGGAATGATTTCGGAGGCTCTGGGTAAGACGTGCTTCGGTAATCGTGCCTACAATAAAACTCGATTTGACACATCTATAGTCAGCTTCAGCAACACAGCTAGGACTTTAAAACCTGGTGAGACTGCCGCGGTAATTGATCTAGCTAGAGCAAAAGGCAACCTAGATGATACCGGCGATATAGCGCCGACCGATTCGGCTGATAAAAATAAATATAGTATACTTCAGGGGCTGGTGTTATACAGCACTGATGCAAAACCAAAGAGTAGGTCTGGCGATTTCGGACAAGACATTCGTGATGGTATATATCATAATTATTTGGGTTCTTCGACTGGTCTTGTTAAAAGCATAAATTTCAGTCGCATAGATCAGCAGTATCTCCGCGAAGCAAAGATTCAAAAAGAAGGCAACCTCGGCGCCGCTCAATTAAGAGAACTTTATAGTGCCAATTTAGAATTAGTAGGGAACACCTTATTTAAGAATGGTCAGTATATTTATATTTGGCCAACTGCCATTAATACAGACGAAAGAGTGGCGACTTTATTGGGCTTGGGGGGATATTTTATGATAAAAAGTGTGAAACATACGATATCCCCAAGTGGGTATACAGTGTCGGTCTCCGCACTTCAAGAAGGACTCAGAAAGATGGGTGGACGCACAGCAGATGTGGTGCCGATCCGCGGCGTGACTCGACTAGATGCGCCGCATGTTAATCCCATGCTTCTGTCGATGCTGTATGCCAACGAGCGCGCTGACGACACCACCACCGGCGCGGTCAACATACACAGCTCGCAAGAAGAAATAAACCAATCTTTAGGCGAGGCAAAAACGGAAGAACTGCTCGCGGAAGGGGAAGACCTCGCGACAGCGACGGAGGAAGGGAACAGATATAGCGACAAGCTGCGCGCTGATGAAGCCGCTGCCGCGGCAGGACGATTTCTATAGCTATGACCGACACTTTCAACTATCCAATCGCCGATTTAACAAACCCACGAGGGCGCAACTCTATGTCCTCGAAGGCACTCTTTTATCAGCGATCTTTATATAAAGAAAAAATATATCCTTCTACCTTCCCACCACCCCTCGATGTATGGTATAATAAACTGTTATATGGGCGCCTCGACCAATTCCAGAATTCTATTTTGCCGGGAACTGAAAATTTGAAATCAATACCATCTTCTGCTGGTGTGCGTGTCTCTGCGCTGAATGTTGCCGTCGTCGCATTTGAGAAGTTCGTGCGACATATGGCCAAAGCTAACACTGTCGGCGCCGTTGTGCGTACAGGAAATCCACGGTTGCTTGAAATGAAAGCGTATAAAGGATTTGACTCACCCGACTCACGCTATGCAGTGTTTGCTCAAAGTTTATGTAATGCATTTGTTCGATCCCTCAAAGGGAAGATAGCATCCGAGATTAAAGACTTCCCCACATTTTTGAAGGCATACCAGAACTACCTATTAACAGTTGCCACCCTGACACCAATTACAAAAACAAATTATTTATTATCAAATAAGGTAAGCATCTTTACATCAGGCATCAGCATTTCAATTTCTGGAGATGATGCCGGCGATGATAGAGAGAAGTATGAAAAATTCATAAGCGATCCCAACTTCGAGTTCTATAGAAGGTGTGCAAAAAAGTATGGATTTACAGTCAATAAAGATATGCCGTGGGTTTTAACAGCCGATTTATTCTCAAGTGCCTTTATGGATACGGGATTAAAGAATATAATGTTAAGTGACGGAACTGCTATTAGCAAAGACACATTCTTTAGCACTTTTTATAACAAAACACACTTGACAGATTTTAATGATTTGATTAATATATTAGTTAATTCTTATTTAAAGCTTTTAAAAATGTCTCCACGTTATGAAGATGACGCATTCGGAATCCGCGGGATGGCATTACCGGATACGCCGATTGAACTAATTAACAGCACCTGCCCAATCAAGACCGTCCCTCGCGCGCCGCTAGGTGCCACAGCACAACAGGTTATCGACGGTACTGCGCCGGCAGATACGTTGCCCACCAGGATGCTAATCGACTTGTACGTCGATCTGCGCCAAACTGAGGTTAACGCCCCATTGGCACCCCCCAAGCTCAAGAGTGTAAAGATGACAGCATATGAGGTATACTCTGTGAGACCGAATCAGACACTGTCGCCCCTCCAGAATGTAGCAGATTACGTGAACACAGTCTTTCGCGATTATATCTACGATTACGGCGCCATGGATCTCCAGTTCAAAAACGGAGTTAATTTTGCACTTGACAATCGCACCCTAGGTGATACAATACTAGTAGAAAATGCTAGCTTACGCCAGCTCTACTAGGAGACATCTTGTTATTCCAGCTTTTAGACAACAAGAGAGATTGCATCGGATTTTATTCCGCCAACATTATTAACCCAACCCCAATTCTTCCTTCGGAGGGGAGCACTTGGGAATATTCCTCGCATCTCCCGGGGAGACATTATGAGCTGGGACGTATTTACAGCCACGGAGCGGCTCTCACAGACGTTTGTCCTGAGGAGATGAAGGAGGAGTGGTCCCGCATCAAGAAAACGCTTAGAGCGTGTCTCAAGTCCTTTAACACGGCACACCTTTCGTTGGCGCATAATTGTTTTTATGATGTATTGCCCGAATACTTCCTTTATGAGTATCTTGCGGCCAAGAATAAGATCACCAAACACGTTTTAGAGACCCACCCCAGACCAGAGAACTATGAGTTTATGTACAACCTCGTGGAAATGCTCTCTAGCATCCGTTCACAGACCGTTAGCATCGACGTTGGTCCAATTAAGCATCTTTTGAGTAGTGTCCGCGGTCAGAACTTTCACCGCACATTGCAAACCGTCAAGAACGTCTTTGACTATAACCCATGGGGGACAGTTACCGGTCGCCTATCGACAAATCCAAACACCCTCCCGATTCTCACGATGAACAAAGAGTTTAGGGCTTGCATCGAGCCAAAGAACGACTACCTTATTGAACTTGATTTCAACGCGGCAGAGTTGAGGGTGCTCCTGGCACTAACGGGTGCTGAGCAACCTAAGAACGACATCCATAATTGGAATGTCAAGAACGTTTTCGATGGTGAACTCAGCCGCGAAGAAGCCAAAGTGAAAACCTTCGCTTGGTTGTATTCTAACAATGAAAACAAGGACTTAGAGCGCCTCTACAACAAGGATTTAGTGCGAAATAAATACTGGGATGGCTGTAAAATTAAGACAGATTATGGTAGAATAATAGAGAATGTAGATGAGCATCATGCGCTCAACTACATCGTTCAGAGCACCACAATTGATATGGTGCATGAGCAGGCTTATAAGGTCTACGAGCTTTTGAAGGGGAGAAAAAGCCACATCGCATTTCTTATTCACGACGCTGTGTATATTGACCTCGCCGCAGAGGATCGATATGAATTGTTGAATTTGCTTGACATATTCAAGAAAACGCGTTATGATGTGTTCAAGGTTAATGTCTCCGCTGGAAAGAATCTTGGAGAAATGAAGGAATTAAAATTATGAAGAAAGTATACGATAAACTCGTCCGCGATCGCATCCCGGAGATCATCGACCGCGATGGAAAAGTTGCATGTGTCACCCAGGTCGACTCGAAGACACTGCGGAGGTATGCCTTTAAGAAGTTACGCGAAGAGATTGATGAGTTTCTTGAAAATCCGTGTGCTGAAGAAGCAGCGGATGTGCTGGAGATTTTTGATATCATTTGCGAACGCGAGAGAATAGGCACGGCTAGTATCCACGCCGAACGGCTCTCCAAGCGTGTCCTCCGCGGCTCTTTCAATATGGGCTATGTTTTGGAGTGGGTTGAGGAGAGATGAAAGTTATTGGTCTCGGTTCAGCCGGCTGCAACATAGCCAATGCATTTTCTAAGTTTCCACAATATGAAGCTTATGGAATTGACGTCTCTAAAGAGGCAGATATCACCATTAAAGAGAGAAAGACTCATGAAGAGTACGACGCGCATTTTCCAAGCCTCAAGAGAAAGTTGAAGTTTTCTGGCGAAGAGATATTAGTGGTTGTCGCCGGCGCCGCAACAATCTCAGGGGGAATTTTAAGGCTCCTCGACCAAATCAAAAACAATTCAATAACAGTGTTATATATCCAGTCCGATCTCTCGCTAGCGAGCGAGATTCAAAAAACACAGGAAAAAATAGTGATTAATGTGTTGCAGGAATTTGCCCGGTCTGGTATGATAGATGCTGTCTGGCTGATAGACAACCAGAAGATCGAACAAGGAATTGGAGATGTTCCCATAATGGGATACTATGAGGTGCTCAATCAGGCCCTCGTAAACATGGTTCATATGATAAATGTATTTAAGAATTCAGAGCCTGTTTTGGGCAACTTCATGAAGCCCTCTGAAATAAGCAGAATTGCCACTATTGGAGTCCTCGATATCGAAAAATCGCAAGAAAAGTGGTTTTATGACTTGACAAACGTCCGAGATGTGGTATACTATTATGGTATCAATGAGGAAGAGCTAGAGAGGGACGGCACATTGTTTAAAACTATTACCAATTATGTAAAGTCTCAACTCGATGATGATATCAATGTATCCTATGGTGTTTTTAAGACCACCTATGACCAGAAATATTGTTATTGCATTAAATATTCATCTATGGTACAATCGTATATAGACATAGACGATCAGGATATTAGCTGATCGTACTTTAACCCAACTACAAGGAGATAAAAAAATGGGTATCAATTTAGATAAGATGAGAGAAAAGCTCTCGTCACTACGCGGAGACGGAAACTCCTCAAATGACACATTCTGGCGACCAGAGGACGGCGACCAGACTATTCGAATCGTTCCAACACCGGACGGCGACCCTTTCAAGGATATGTGGTTTCACTACAATATCGAAAAGGGTGGTTTCATGTGCCCCAAGCGCAACTACGGAGACGAATGTCCTGTATGTGAGTTCGCCTCACAGTTGTGGCGCGAAGGAGCCGACAACAACGACGAGCACAGTAAGAAGGTGGCAAAGTCCCTCTTCGTGCGACAGCGGTTCTTCAGCCCCGTCATGGTGCGAGGTGAGGAAGAGCGCGGAGTACGCGTGTGGGGTTACGGCAAGACCGCTTACGAGTCTCTTTTGAACCTTGTGCTTAACCCGGAGTATGGTGATATCACTGACACCGAGACCGGCACGGATCTCACGATGACCTACGGAAAGCCTCCGGGCGCATCCTTCCCACAGACCAAGCTTGTGCCTCGTCGACGGTCTTCCCCGCTTTGCGAGGAACTGACGCCGGAGAAGTGCGCGGAGTTGCTGGACAGCATCCCAGATTTTACTGGACTGTTTGAGCGGAAGACGACTGCTGATGTACAAACTATTCTCGATACGTTTGTCAATTCTCAGGTCGATGATCCTGAGTCAGTTAGTACTGAGACACAGAAGTATGGTAACAGCACCGCTGATACTACCACGAATGCCGTCGACCAGGCTTTCGCGGAGCTTGGGACGCTCTAAATATCCCCCCCACAGGGAGGCACAGGGTTATCAGGTGCCTCAAAAAAGAAAGGAAGAGTTATGACAACTACTGATACAAATCGTTTAGAACAGCTGATTACCATTCTTGAGGAAACTCGGGACGATCACGCGAAGTTTTTTGGCACTGGAAACAATGCCGCAGGAACCCGTGTTCGTAAGGCAATGCAAGAAGTGAAGACGTTAGCACAGGAACTCCGTGTTGAGGTCCAAGAGACTAAGAACTCGGGTTAAACTCTGACAGCCGCAGGGAGGCCCGGGGATACAGGGGTCTCAATTATTACAATATTAGAAAGGGAGATAAAATGAGTAAGATTGTAAGTACTTTGAAAGAATTAAATGTTAGTGATGACGCACTATTGAGCTTGAGTTACACAGAGGGCGCAGATGTGTGGCACATTAACGAGAGTCATGTTGAGGAGACGGTTGCTGAGACCGAGACCGCAAGCATGCTCGGGGGGATTCTCGCTTCGGGCGTCCCTGTATTTGGCAACTGGGGTGAGGTCAGCGACGGCGGCGATATCTTAAATGAAATGCGCGCCAACGGAGCACTCGATGATTATGAGCGAGGTGAAGAGTACTTCGAGGAGTACATCACCGAGAAGCTGCAGGAAACCATTTATGATAATGAGTATTCTCTAGAGTATTCCACTGAGCAATATGATTATAAGCGCGGCCGTTGTGACATTTCGGTCAATGTTCGAGTTCGAGCAGCCGATGTGGTTGCACTCGCCACCAACGCAGATTCATTTGTTAGTGGCTTTGAGGTTTCTGTTAAGACGCCTGCCGGCACTCTGACACTTGACCAATAATAAGAGAATGAAAACTTTAGATTTGCACGGTGATGGTCATGACATTGCACAGCGCAAGGTACACAGTTTTGTGTATAATAACGAATTACCAGTGAAGATCATCACCGGCAAATCTGAAAAAATGAGAAAGATAGTGGTTGACACCGTGGGTCTTTTAGGGTATTATACACACTATGAGGGGCTCTCTAACGAAGGGTGCCTCGTAATCACTGAACTAGAGTTTTCGGTATGATTGGATTTTTAGTATTTGTTATGGGATTCAGTACGGTATGGATAATGTGGAGCATGCACACTAGAGTACGGGAACTTGAGGACTGTGTTAACGCAGTATGCAGAGGGCTAGATGACCTTCGGTTTGAAATAATAGAGAAAGAGCACCATGGCAAAAAGTAAATCAAAAGCAGGAAAAATATCAGTTGATGGTCTGCGAACCTTAATCAACAAAACATCAGGATTGGATGTGGCACATAATCTTAAAAAAGCCAATCCAACAGAAGTAACGGAATGGATTCCAACTGGCTCTCGCTGGTTGGATTCCATTACATGTCGTGGACAGTTAGCCGGCATCCCAGTCGGCAAGTTCACAGAGATTGCTGGTCTAGAATCGACTGGTAAATCTTTTATGGCTGCGCAGGTAGCAGCAAATGCCCAAAAACTGGGTATGACGGTAATTTATATGGATTCAGAGTCAGCGATTGACCCAGGATTCCTAGAACGTACTGGATGTAATCTTGACGAACTCATATACGTCCAGGCTCAGTCGGTTGAGCATGTTCTAGAGACTGTTGAGAGTGTTCTAAACTCTGGAGCCGCAAGGACTCTGTTTATTTGGGACTCGCTGGCTCTGACTCCTACCGTATCGGATGTGGAGGGGGATTTCAATCCTCAATCCACTATGGCTATGAAAGCACGCATTCTTTCAAAGGGAATGTCTAAACTAACAATCCCGATTGCGAATACAAAGTCTGCCTTTCTGGTTCTCAACCAGTTGAAGACTAATATTCCGCAGGGCCCGAACGCACGCATCGTCGCAATGACGACACCCTACATCACCCCCGGTGGAAAGGCTATGCATTATGTATACTCTCTCCGCATCTGGCTGACAGGGCGCAAGGCGAAGTCTGCTTTCATCGAGGATGAGGCTGGCTTCCGCATTGGCTCCGAGGTGAAGGTGAAGCTGGAGAAGTCTCGCTTCGGTACACAGGGACGCAACTGTGCCTTCAAGATCCTATGGGGCACAGACGACGTTGGTATCCAAGACGCCGCGAGTTGGCTGGAAGCCATCAAGGGCTCCGACAATCTGAAGCAAGCCGGCGCTTGGTTTGCGCTTGTCCATAAGGACGGAACCGAAGAGAAGTTTCAGAGCGCTCATTGGGTTTCCAAACTGGAAGATGAGAAGTTCAAGAACCGAGTGTTCGAGATCATGGATGAAGAGATCATTCGTAAGTTCGACACACGCGAGGGAAGCGCCGAAGATTTCTACGACGTAGATAAAGAATAAGACTATTTATTATACGTCTTAGGAGACCTACGCGATGTCTGATATGAAACTTATAATGGAAAACTGGGATCAGTTTATGAACGAAGCCGAGCTAGCGCCGGCCATGTATGACGCCCTCAAGGCACAGGGGAAACTCCCTGCCGGCGTCACACGCAAGGGTGGAGATGCGCCATCGCCCGCGGCAGGGAAACCCGCACAGGGTGGCAACGACCAGCTCGCCACCATTCTCGCCAACCCCGAGATGACCCATGGCGAACTCAGAGATGCCTTATCACCCCTACTCCCCAAAGGTGTCGCGGCGATGATTATGGCGGTAATGGATAAGCACCCCCAAGCACACAAGATGAAGGCGATCATCCTTAAAAAAATGGTGAAACACAATCCTGCCTTGCTGAAATAGAAAAAACAAAACCCTTGAAAGAATTTGCAAAGTTCTTCCTAATCTGGTATAGTCAGCAAATGGCTATACCTTTTTGGGTTTTGGGCCATGTGCATCTGCACTTTGCCACCTACCATGACGCCTGGGAGTACGGGGCATCCATCCTGATGCATCTCATGGTGGCCGTTGGCTTCTGGTTAGACTGGAAACAAAGTAAAAAGAAGGCTTGACATCAAGCCCCGTATAACGTATACTCTATAGTGTTAGGGGATACACATGAAACGAGTTATGATCGTTGACGCTCTCAACGCCTATTTCAGGGCGTTTATCGTCAACCCAAGCCTGTC